TCCTGGTGGTGGCCGTCCTGATATTATCACAAAGAACACCCGACAAAAGCTAAGCGAAAACAGCAAGCGCATGCATGCTGATCCTGTTTCAAGAGCAAACTACATGGCTGGCCGCGCTAAGACCTTTACACCGGAGTGGAAAGCAAACTTTGGGGCCGCGTCTAAAAGTTTTTGGCAGGAACTTGAGGTTCGACAGCGAATAATCAAAGCGCAGACTGAAGCGCAGAACAGGCCGGAAGTCAAGGCCAAGAACATCGCCATGATCACCGAGGTGCATAATCGCCCTGAGGTCAAGGCAAGCAAGTCATTAAAGATGAAGGCCTACTGGGCCAAGAGGAGAACTGAACGTGGAACTAAGTCTGCATGAGATCGTACAAGAACTTGAACGACGTAAGACGGAAGGCGGCTGGATGTACCGGTTCTTCAACACGCCCCATACCCGCCGTGAGTACAGCAAGCACTGGGAGTACTTCGATGCGGGAGCAACTCATGGCACCCGTCTCTTTACGGCCGGCAATCAGGTAGGTGCTTGACCCCCAAGAGCCTGCGCCAACTGCGCTCTTGGGGGTAATAGATAAATCCCTTGCATCTGCCTGCGAGCTGGTCATGCACCTCACTGGTGACTACCACCCGGACTGGAGAGGTCGCCGCTTTGATGGCCCAGTCAACGTCTGGATCGTTGGCAGGACCGCTGAGCTGGTCCGTCAGACCATTCAACCCCTGCTGCTTGGGCAGGTCAACGCCTTTGGGACTGGGCTCATCCCGATGGACAAGCTGGACCTCGGCACCCTCACCGACGCCAAGCGCGCCTCGACACCCATCAACGCCTTCCGGGTCCTCAGCAGGAACGGCGGCTACAGCACGGTCTCCCTGAAGTCAGGTGAGCAAGGTCGAGAGGCATTTCAGGCGGCTACACTAGACATCGTCTGGGTGGACGAGGAGATCCCGTTCGACGTGTTCAACGAGTGCCAGGTCCGGTTGCTGGTTCGCAACGGCATCATGATGTACAGCTTCACACCCTTGAAGGGCACGACTGAGGTCATCCAGTCGTTCAGCGTCGATGGGACGTTCGTTGAGGGCGACGTTGGCAGTGGTCGCTACGTGGTGCGCTGCTCCATGTATGACGTGCCTCACCTCTCCACGGAGATGATTGACAAGCTGGCCGCAACGACACCGCCCTTCCTGCGTGATGCACGTATCTACGGTATCCCATCCCTTGGTGCCGGTGCGATCTACCCAGTCCCTGAGAGTGACTTCGTCATCGAGCCACAGCCCATTCCCAAGCACTGGACGCGCTGCTACGGGATGGACGTCGGGAACAAAACAGCTGCGGTCTGGCTCGCCATCGACCCAGACGGTGGCCAGATCTGGACCTACGCTGAGTACTACCGAGAAGGCGCTGAGCCCTCCATCCACGCCGCCGGCATCAAAGCCAAGGGCGAGTGGATCCCAGGGGCCGTCGACCCCGCATCTAACGCCGGCTCACAGAAAGACGGCGAGAAACTGAAGGAGCTCTACGTCGAGCTCGGGCTGGACCTTGTAAATGCCGTCAACGCGGTTGAAGCTGGGCTCTACACCATCTGGGAGATGCTCTCAACCGGTCGCCTGAAGGTGTTCAGCTCCTGCACCGGTCTCTTGAAGGACATCAAGGGCTACCAGCGGGATGAGAAAGGCAAGGTCAAGAAAGAGAACGACCACCGTGCCGACGCCTGGCGCTACGCCGTGATGACGAGAGATATCGCGATCACACAACACGCGCTAAATAAAGCATTCACCGGGCGCCCAACCGCGAGACCGGTATTTTAAAGGACACCCATGGACGTTACCCTCTCCTCCTCCGATGCGAACCTGTCCGACGAGGACCTCATCAAGGTCGCCTTGGAGCAGTTCGACCACGCAAGTTCCGCCTGTCGCGAGCACCGGCAGCTGGCCCGTCAGGACCTGGACTTCCTCGCCGGTAACCAGCTCCCTGGGAACAACCAGGACCCCTACGCCCTGAAGGTAAACCTCCTGACGCCGTTCGTCCAGCAGGTCATCGCTGAGGCGCAGCAGAAAAACGCCGCCATCAAGGTGGTCTGCAACGGCGATGGAGCCGACGAGGAGATCGCCGAGGTTCGTGGTGGCATCGTGCGTGACATCGAGGACAAGTCCGATGCCAAAACAGCGTACAACACGTCGATCTTCTACGCGACCGCGGCGGGCGAAGGCTACCTCCTGCTCACCGGGGAGTACGTCAAGGAGGACGGGTTCGACCAGGACATGCGCATCAAGGGCGTCTCCAACCCCGAGATGATCTTCCTCGACCCAGCCCACGAGGACCTGACGGGTGAAGATGCCGAGTTTGGGTTCATCATCAAGGACGTCCCGACCTCGGTGTTCCGTCGGCAGTACCCGAAGTCGAAGCTGGAGGACATGCTTCAAGGACGCGGCTTCAACCGCCTCAGTCTTCCCAATGCCTGGGTGAATGAGCACACCATTCGGGTCGCCGAGTACTGGCGCAAGGTCTTGACCCCGACGAAGCTGTACCTCTGTCAAGACCTCCTGGACCCGATGAAGCCCGACGTCACCCTGGACACGAAGCCCGACCCTCTGCAGCACGTCGTCAAGAAAGTCCGGAACTCGTTCAAGACGACCATCAAGGCACACACCCTGACCGCCTTCGAGGTCCTGGACACGATGGAGTGGCCAGGCACCCGTCTCCCGATCTTCAAGGTCAGCGGCGAGACGTTCTACGTGGGTGGTCAGCGCCAGATCCGCGGTGCCATTCGCTCGATGATTGACGCCCAGCGCCAGTACAACTTCGCCGTCTCTAAGCAGATGGAGATGCTGGACCAGGCACCGAAGAACTCCTGGGTGATGACGAAGAAGCAGCTCGGCGACGGTGACGACGCCACGAACTGGGCGAACAGCAACGTGCTGAACATCTCGGTGCTGACCTACACCGCCGACAGCTCAGCACCACCTCCGTTCCGGTCGCCAGGGTTGAACATGGAGAGCTTCACCGCCCTTGCCAACGCCCGAGACCAGTCCTACAGCGCCCTACAGCTCGTGACCGGCTTAAACCCATCCAGCTTCGGTCAGAACCCACAAGACCTCAGCGGCGTCGCCCAACAAGGTCAGGTCGAGCAAGGTTCCCGCAGCACCTTCATCTACATCGACCACTTCTTTACCACCCTACGCGCCCTTGGTCGAGAGATCAACCACCTCATCCCGACGTTCTACGACACCGACCGGGTGCAGCGCATCGTGAAGTCCAACGAAGAGGAGCAGATCGTCCAGTTGAACTCCCCGAGCAATGACTACCGGTACGACCTCTCGAAAGGCGACTACACCGTCAGCATCAGCACCGGTCCGGCGTTTGCCTCGAAGCGGGAGGAGGGCTTCAACGCGATCATGCAGATCCTGTCCGCCCTGCCCGAGAACATGCGCCCGAACGTCGCCGACCTCGTGGCATCTCAGGTCGAGAGCCCAATCTCGAAGGACGTTGCCGCCCGCTTCAAGGCGATGCTGCCACCTGCTGTACTCGCCGCCACTGAGACCGGCGACACCGACCTGGCACCGCGTGCCCAGGTGCAGGCTCTGAAGGGACAACTGGCCCAGGCGATGCAAGCCGGCGAGCAGCAAGGCATGAAGCTGCAGGAGCTTGAGCTGGAGAACAAAACCCTAAAGGACCAGTCCGCGCTTGAGCTGACGAAGGCGGACATGACGCACACCGAGAAGATGGCGCAGCTGAAGCTGGATGACCAAGTCGCCGAGGTCGAGGCACACTTGACGGTGATGAAGCTGCAGCTCGAACACGAGAAGTTAGCTCTTGCTCGACAGGAGCTGGAGATGAAGTCCCTGCTGGCCGCACATGAGGTCAATGAAGCCGGCAAGCCCGAGAAGGAACTAACCTCGGAGGACGTCGATATTTCGCTGAGTGGTATCGACATGCCAAACACCTCCGATATCGGTGGAAAGCTGGATTGAACCACCCCCGCCACATAAATAAACCACCTGGTGCTGAAGCACCTTCCCACGCAACGGAGTAGATTGCATGACGACGCAGACAGAAGGCAACCCAACTGAGTTGGATGAGGCCATCAAGACACAAGACGAGCAAGGTTTGAACCCCGAACCCGAAGTCGAGGCACCCGCCGAGGACAAGGGTGAAGAGGAACGGAAGCGGTTGAGCCGCACCGAGAGGATGGAACGACGCTTCGGCGAGACGCTCCGTCGGCAGGAAGAGGAGATCAACCGCCTGAAGGCGATGATTGACACCTCGACCGAGAAGTCGACCGAGAAGCCGCTAAAGGAGAACTTCGACACCCTTGAGGAGTGGATGGAAGCCCGAGATGAGTGGAAGGAAGCCCAGCTGGTTGCGAAGCTGAAGTCCACTACCTATGATGAGAACCTGCAGGCGGCATATGAACGTCGACTGCAAGCAGCTAAGCCTAATCTTCAAGATTGGGACGAGGCAATGGAGAACCTACAAGGTGTGAAGATCTCACCCGACACGGTTCACTTCATCAAGGAAAGCGAACTCGGACCGCAGCTTACGCAGTACCTCGGGCTGAACGTCGAGGAACTTGAACGTCTGAACAAGCTGTCCCAGACCCGTCGTCTGGCTGAACTCGGAAAGTTAGAAGACAAGCTGGAAGCCAAGAAAGCGCCGACCAACAAGGTCACCAAGGCGCCGACGAAGCTGACGGATGTCAAAGGAACACCGGTCATTATGTCGGACCCTGATGCCGCAGCTCGAGCAGGTGGTTATGCCGCCTGGAAGGCCGCCAAGGAAGCACAGAAGTCCACTGCAAAGACCAAGAGCGCCTAAATAGGCAAGTCAATCTACATCTAAGGAGCCATCATGGCAGCCCCATCAAGCATTCTGAAGGTCCTCGGAGACGTTACGTTCTCCAGCGCCGAATACCTGTACAACATCAACGGTCTTCTGCCCCGCGTCAACCGCGACTATGACAGGCGCTTCGGCAAGACCGGCGCCAAGATCGGTGAAATCACCAACGCCCGCCTGCCTGGTCAGTTCAACGGCACCACGAACCTCTCAAGCTCACAGTTCGAAGGTCAAGCCCTGACGGACAAGACCGTGCCGGTCGCCCTGACGGACAACTACAAGCAGCACATGTTCCTCGACATGGTCGACTTGAACCTGTCGGTCGACGACTTCATGGTTCGCTACGGTCAGCCGGCAATGCGTCGGATGTCCGCTGAGATCACGCAGCGCGGCTTCACGAAGCTGATGCAGTACACCCCGAACGCCGTTGGCACCCCAGGCACCGCGATCACCAGCAACGCCGGCTTCCAAGGTCTGATCGGCTCCGCCCGTCAGGTCCTCACGGAAAACCTGGCACCGATGGGTGAGCAGTGGGCGATGGCTACGCCGCCTTCGTTCGAGAACCTCGGCTACACCTACACGACCAACCAGTTCAACCCGCAGGTGTTGATCTCCGACATCCAGAAGTCCGGACACATCTCCGGCTTCAGCGGCATGGATTGGTTCGTGACGACGCAGCCCTTGGTTACCGCCGCATCGACCTACGGTGGCACCCCGCGCGTCAACGGCGCATCGCAGTCGGGCTCCTCGCTGATCACCGACGGCTGGACCGCAACGACCACGACCCTCGCAGTCGGCACGGTGTTCACCATCGCCGGTGTCAACGCCGTCAACCCTGAGACCAAGCAGGACCTCGGCTACGCCAAGCAGTTCAGCGTGACCGCCGCTACCGTTACCGACGGCGCCGGTAACTCCACGGTCGCGATCTCTCCTGAGGTCATCGCTCCTGGTGACCCACGTTCGAACATCTCCATCGCCATCCCGGACAACGCCCTCATCACGGTGCTCGGCGCCACGGGTACGACCGGCAAGACCGGTCTGGCCTTCGCCAAGGACGCCATCATCTTCGCAACGGCTGACATCTCCCCATCGGGTGCTGGTCAAGTTGGCGGTGGTGCTTCCAACGGTGGTGCTGACTTCTTCGTCGCCTCGCTGCCGGAACTCGGCCTCTCCGTTTACTGCGCCCTGCAGTTCGACATCGACACCCGTGCGTACAAGCTGCGTTACGACGTGCTCGGCGGTTGGGCACCCCTGTATCCCCAGTTGTCCACCAAGGTCTACTACGGTTGAGCGAAAGGAGGCTTCGGCCTCCTTTGCCTGACCTGAACAAACATAAGGAAACATCATGAGCACATTCACCACGCAGTCCTCACAGACAAGCACGCCATCCACCGTTACGACCGCGAACTTCCAGTTCGTTGGTCCGGACGTCATGGTCGCCTCGTCTACCGGCAACATCGGGTTCTTCGGCACCACCCCGGTCCTGAAGCCAACCGGCGTTACCGACCTCGCCACTCTCCTGACCGCCCTGACCGCCCTCGGTCTGATCTCGGCTTAAGCCAACGGGCCACATCGTTGGGTCCTCTACCTCGATGGGGTCAAGCCTAACCGCTTGACCCTTTGCCGTTTCTATGGAGAGTTATGGCTACCATTCAGTCCATCACAGCCGCCGCCCTACGCAAGTTGAACGTCATCGGGGTCAATGAGGTCCCGACCGCCGTCGACGTCGAGCAGGCGCAGGAGCGACTGAACGCCTTGTTAGACAGCCGGTCTAACGAGTTGACGAATATCTTCAAGCGGGTTCCACTGGTGTTCCTGTTTGAGAACAACCAGTACAGCTACGATCTCGGTCCGACGGGTGACTGGGTAACTGAGCGCCCAATGCGGCTTGAACTCAGCCGGGTCTTGCTCTCACCGGACATCGTGACGTCACCAACCGCTAACTTCACCTCGACCCGCACCGACCTGACTATTGCATTCGTTGATGCAAGCACCTTCAACCCAACAAGTTGGCTCTGGGACTTCGGCGACGGCTCGACCTCCACCACTCAAGACCCAACGCACACCTACGCCACTGCAGGTAACTACCTCGTCTCGCTGACGGTCGCAAACTCCGCAGGTACGGACACCAAGCTCTGGTATGTGCAGCCAGCCGACCCACCGGTCGTCGGGCTCTGGCAGTACAACGGGACCGCCGCCACGATGCAGTACGCCTCCGCCTATGGGGCATTTACCGACGTTGCCGGTGAGTTCGACAGCACTGCGCTGCCCACCGGTGGTGTGCTCTATGCACCGAACCTGGCGTACATCAACCAAGCTGACTTCCCACACAGCGGTTGGGTTCAGAACGGCGCGACCTTCAAGACCACCACCACTTGGGACGACGACGGCACCAGTCGGGCGTTCGAGATGAAGCTCCTGCAGACCCCGACGGCTTGGTGTCAAGCGGGTATCTTCATCCAGTCCTACGGTCCACCCTACGACCCGAACACCATGGCTGGCGGACCCCTGTCGTCCTACCTCGCGACCGACCAGTACTCCGCCGCGGTTTACGGCTACGGCGGTGTGCAGTCTACCCTACCTCCGCTGGTCGCCGGTGACGTCGTCGGGGTCGTAAACTCCAGCTACTCCGTGCAGTTCTACGTAAACGGGGTCTATGTGAGCAACTCGAACACCTCGAACAACATCGGGTTCGTGCCGATGTGTGGCGTCGGCACCTACGCCTACTAAGGAGACACGATGAGCACACCAGGTGTACCAACCGCCGCGTTCCTCACACCAGCTACCTGTCGAGTTGGTGATGTAGTCCAGCTCCTGAACACCACCACCGTGAACGAGAACTACACCGCCACGTATGTCTGGACGTTTAGCGATGGAACGACCTCGACTGCAACTGAACCCGTCAAGGTCGCGACGACGCCCGGAGTGCTCACGATCATGCTGCGCGCAGCAGGACCTATCGGGACCACCGACGCCCTCCATCAAGTCACGATCAGACCAAACACGAACACCAGGGCCGGTTCCATCGGCGAAGGTACGGTGAGCATCAACATCGAGACCGTCAACGACGAGCAGTACGCCGGCATCCCACAGCGAGGTGTCACCAACGCCATCCCTCAGGTGATGCTCGACAACGGCGGTTACCCGAACCGACAGCTGTTGTTCTGGCCTATCCCAACGGACCGCACGGTAGGTGTCGAGCTCTGGTGCTGGGAGCCCCTTGGGATCTACACCTCACCCACCGAGGAGCTGAACCTACCACGTGGCTATGAGCGCTGGTTGACCTACACCCTCGCCCTTGAGCTCAGCGACCTGTTCGGCAAGCCACCTTCGGCGGACATCATTGCCAGCCAGGCGGAGGCTGAAGAGGCCTTGCAGTCCATCAACCGAGTTGCGCTGACGACACCCGCCTCCGACCTCGCCCTGTCCCTGAACAGCACAGGCACGGTGTACAACAAGATCGACTTCCTTTCTGGGGCGTGGATGCTCAGTCCTCGCGCCAAGACACGATAAAGGACCAATATGACCATCCAGTCCATCATCACCGGCGCCCTACGTCAGCTGAACGTCATCGGCGCGTCTGAGCCACCACAGGCGCAGGACACCGCGATCTGCCTCGAGGCCTTAAACGCCTTGATGGACAGCCTGTCGAACTCCCTGAGCAACATCTTCACCATCACGCCCCTACGGTTCCTACTCACGGCGAACAAAGAGGCCTACACCTTGGGTCCAGGCGGCGACTGGGACACTCCACGCCCGATGCGCATCGAGACTGCGAACGTGATGCTCTATCCGGCCATCGGTGGTGACGGCTCCATCGGACAAACCTCCAGCACGCAGTTCTTCGGGTTGAAGCTGGCTAACTACTCCCAGTTCGCCCAGCAGCCCCTTCGGTTCGTCGGCAGCACCTGGCCCACGATGCTGTACGACGACTGTGCCTACCCGCTTCGCACCGTTCGGCTCTGGCCGGTCCCCCAGAACGCGTTCGCCATCGAGCTCTGGATGTGGGCACCGCTGAGCACCTACACCGACCTCACGGCGGACCTGAACCTCCCGAAGGGCTATGAGCGGTACCTCACGTTGAAGCTCGCCGTTGAGGTCGCACCTGAGTTCGGCAAGCAGGTCTCAGACACCACACGCGCCAACCTCGAGCAGGCGGAGACGGCTATCAAGACGTTGAACAAACAGACCCAGGTCGTGACGCCGTCCGATGCCGGGCTTAGCTTAACCGGACGAGCACAGCGTCGTCCGGCACTCTACCCAAGGGGCTACTGATGGAACGTCTACCGCAAGCTGAGTTTCCATTTATCTCTGGCAGCTATCCCGCCAAGTCACGGGCGTTCGACAACCAACGCACCCTGAATATGTACGTCGAGGCCTCCGACGTCGGTGGTGGCAAGAACGCCGCACCTGGCTACCTGACGGCTTGTGCCGGCCTGCGCCAGGTCCAGTCCTTGGGCAGTGGTCCACACCGTGGGTCGTACCTGCTCAGCAACGCCTCGCGCGCATTCTTCGTCAGCGGCAATGAGGTGTACTTCCTGACCTCACCTCTCGGAACCCTGGTGCGCATCACCGGCAACCTGAACACCTCCGTCGGGTTCGTCAGCATGGTGGACAACGGGACCGACCTGCTCATCGTGGACGGTGCCAACGGGTACTTCGTTGACCTCAGCACCAACGCCTTGACGACCATCAACGACCCGCACTTCTACAACGGGGCTGTTACCTGCACCTACCTCAGTGGGTACTTCATCTGCGACGAAGGTCCGAACTCGACGTCGTTCTTCATCGGCACCCCCGACAGCACGACCTGGCCGGCCTTGAATGAGTTCAGTGCCGACACCTCACCCGACGTCATTCGCGCCTTGATCTCCGCAAACCAGCAACTGTACGTCCTCGGCTCGAAGACGCTGGAGGTCTGGGCTACGAACTCACAGGCAACGGCGCTCTCCGATGCCTTCACCCCTAACTCCGGTCGGTCCATCAACATCGGCTGTCAGGCACCTGGCACGGTGCAGCGGGTCGCCAATACGTTCATCTTCCTTGGTCAGAACGACCAAGGTGCGGGCGTGGTCTACGCGCTGGACAGCGACGTGCCGAACCGGGTATCTACCCACGCCATCGAGCACGTGCTCCAGCAGGCGGGTGACTTGACCTCAGCCACCGCCGTGGCTTGGCAGGAGGACGGGCACTACTTCTACGCTCTGCAGGTCCCAACGTTGAACACCACCTTGACGTACGACCTGACGACGAAGACTTGGTTCGACAAGCAGACCCGTTACAGCGGAGTGTTTGACCGGTGGGCTGGACAGACGCACTGCTTCCTGAACGGCGTGCACCTCATCGGGGATCGTTCAAGTGGTAACTTGTACCAGCTCGACCAGACCTACGACAAAGACGGCGACAGCACCTGCTACCGTGAGCGTCGGACACCACACATCTCGAAGGGCGTCAGTGTCTGCTTCTACAAGACGCTGCAGGTAGACATCCAAGCGGGCATCGGGTCACTCACCGAGGACCCAAGACTGACCTTGCGGATCTCTCGTGATGGCGGTGCCACCTACGGCAACCCAGTTTACGCCTCGATGGGCAAGGTCGGTGAGTACCGCTGGAGAGCTCGATGGAACCGGTTAGGCTATGCACGTGACGCGGTATTCGCCATCGGGTGTGACGGGTTCCAGCCTGTCTTCTTGGGCGCCTACCTCGACTATGAGGAAGGGTCCTCATGAGCGCACTTGCGATCCTTCAGGACCTGGCGGCCCTACCTCTGGTCGAGCATAAGACCTTGCACCTCTTGGACATCCCGAAGCGGCTGAGCCGCGAGGAGTTCGACGCCCTTCCAGTCTCACCCGAAGCGCTAAATAGCCGACTGAAGATTGAACGCCTTGAGGCCGCCTTGAACGAGCTGCCCGACCACCTGTCTCCGGAGGACGACCCGTTTGAAACTTGGCACGACATTACCGGCAAGGTCTACAACCGCACCCTGCACCTACCACCAGGTACGCTCATCGTCGGCAAGAGACACGCGATTGAGCACGTGTTCATGCTGCTCTTCGGTGAAGCTACCATCATGACGGAGCGTGGTGTCGAGCACTTCGTCGCGCCGTTCACCTTCATCTCTCCGGCGGGTGAGAAACGGGTGATCTTGACCGAGCTTGGCTGCACCATGGTTACCTGCCACGCCACCACAAAGACAACGCTGGAGGACATTGAGCTCGACGTCATCATGTCCGACGCACCACTACTTGAAGGAGCCGAACATGGCATGGTTTGCAACGGGGATTAGCGTAGTCGGAGGACTGCTCGCCGCGGACAGCAGCCGAAAGGCAGCTGGGATGCAGCAAGCCGCCGCTGGGCAGGCGTCGGACAACACACTGAAGGCGACGCAGCAGACGAACCAGCTGCAGGCGGACCTGTACAAGAATGGGCTTCAGCAGAACGCGCCCTACCAACGGACGGGTCAGCTCGCCTTGTCGGCTCTATCCGGCGGCTTGGGACTTGGTGCCGCTCGAAACCCAAGCCTGAACCCAACGATGCAGCCGGGCGGAGCACCGGGTGGCACCTACACCAACGCGCAAGGTCAGCCGACGGACGCCCAAGGCAACGTCGTCACGAACAACTCCGACCCGTACGGTCTTGCCGGTGCCAACTACGGCGCGACCGACAGCGAACTTGCAGGTGCGGCTGGTGCCGTCCCAGCCGGTTACTTCACACATCAGTTTGACGCAACGGACCTCAAGAACGGCATCGACCCAGGCTACCAGTTCCGCATGGACCAAGGCAACCAAGCGCTGCTTGCACGACGTGCCGCCACAGGTAACCGGTTTGGTGGGCAGGCGTTGAAGGACATCTCGAACTACAACCAAGACGCCGCCTCACAGGAGTACGGCAACGCGTACAACCGCTACACCACGAACCAGAACAACATCTTCAGCCGGCTCAGCGGGTTGGCGAGTGGTGGTTCCACGGTCGGCGCAAGTAACCAGTCCGCAGGTGCAGGAGCCGGTCAGAACATCGCCTCGAACACCATGAGTGGTGTGGGCGCATCTAACGGGTTCTTGACGTCGGGCGCCAATGCAGGCGCCGCGGGTCAGATCGGCTCGACCAACGCCATCGTCGGCGGCATCAATACCGGCCTGAACAACTACTACACGCAGCAGTGGCTGAACAAGAAGCCCTAAGGAGCAGACATGGCAGAACACTATGTCTACCGTTACAGCGATCCTTCTCGTAACGAAGTCATCTACGTTGGTATGGGCAAGAAACGACGGGCTTGGTCTCATTTAAAGCGAAAGGATAACCATCACTTTACACACCGTCTAAACAAGATGCAAGCCGAAGGAGTTAAGCCTACCATTGACTTTATCTGCGAAGGGGTGGACGCCGAGTTTGCGGGACTTGTTGAGATGGAGGCCATTGCAAAGTATGGTCGCCGCCATCTTGAAACTGGCTCTCTTCTGAATGTTACAGCAGGTGGTGACGGCTTTCGCGACCCAACACCTGAGGCAAGTTCAAAGCTTTCCAACTCACTGAAGAACTCCGCCGCACATAAAGAGGCAATGGCTGTCAGAAAAGCATCACCTGAGTACGAAGACTATCGTAAACATATGCGCCAAATCAATCTCGGTCGTAAACTACCCTCGCATGAAGCTTGGAACAAGGGACTAAAGTTGAGCCCCGAGTATGTGCAGAAGCTGCGCGAGGTTGAACGACCAGGGTGGACGGCTGAACGTCACGCTAAAGCCAAGCTTAGGGTTCATGGTAAGCAGCCCCTAATGACCTGCCTGTTCTGCAAGAAAACAGGTGGTGCCTTTACGATGCCAAGATGGCATCGACAATGTGGAGAAGCAAAATGAACAACATCGACGCGTCTATCGCACTACAGGCCGGTCAAGGCATCCCCCAGTTCGACCCAATGGGTGCGGCCCAGAAAGGGATGAACCTGCAGCGCACCATCCTTGAGAACGCGAACCTGCCGACGAAGCTGGCGAATGAGAACGCCGCCTCACAAGTCGCCACCGCCCGAGCACAGCAGGAGCTTGAGCAGCAGAAGCGTGAGAACGCCACGCGCGTACGCGCTGCCGAGATCGCGAAGCTGTACACGACCAAGGACGCCGATGGGAACCGTGTAATCGACCACTCCGGTGTCGCGAACCAGCTGTCGGAGGAAGGTCAAGACCCAGGGATCATCTTCGGGTACCAGCAGAAAGCCATCGAGAACCAACGGGGTAAGTTTGACAACGCCACCGTGGTGAAGAACCTCACGGACAGCATCACGACCACCCACGACAACATGATGCGTGTCGCCAAGAGCCCTCAGCAGGCCTTGGGCATCATGCGCTCGACGCATGATCTGTTACTGCCGGTCTTGGGTGAAGCGGGCACCAAGCAGTTCCTGTCGAACCGGTACGGCGGCGATAACCTGCAGGGCGTCGACCCGAACAACCCGAGCGTACAGGCACAAGTAGCCAAGCACTTCGTCGACACCAGTGAGGGATATGCCAAGGCCCGCAGCATCTCACCTCAGCAGGAGATCGCGAACAAGCAGGCGCAGGAAGGTCTGGACCAAGGTGGAGCCAGCGGCGGCGTCGGCCCTAATGAGCGCAACAACACCTCTCCTCAATCTCGTGAGCTGCAAGACGGCTACATTCGCGCCAACCCTGACCTGACACCTGAGCAGCAAGCGCGGGTTCGGACCTTGTCGGCCGCCTTCCTACGGAACAACCCGACCATCCAGCAGATCATGGGGTCCATCACGCCGTCAGCTGGTGAGCGAGCCCAGGCCGTTGGTGCCGCCGGTGACCTTGCCTCGCAGAAGGGCGTCATCGACCAAGGCGTCAGCGCCATTGACGAAGGGATGGGCACCAAGTACGGCAAGCCCGGCTCGGTAACCCGTGCCGTCTGGAACCGACTGATCGCGCAGGACCCGAAGTACGCCGCCATTCAGTCCGCCATCGACAAGCACAACGCGAACAACCCGAACTCCAAGCTGGACATCCTCGACGGACTGGATGCCGTGAAGCGTCAGCTTGATGTTGAAAGCGGACGTCTCGGCAAGAAAGCAACGACGCAGGTGGGTATCGCAGGCTCAGGTAACCTCTCGAAGACGGCGAAGGATGTCACGTCACCGTCACCACTCTACTACAAGGACGCTAATGGACGCAGACTTGACTTGAACAAGAATGGTGTCAAGACCCCAGCCGAGGTGGCTGAACTTGTCAAGAAGCACAACTTGACGAAGGAGTAACATGGCTCTCGCTGACTTCCTCGCCGGACTAAAAGCCTTTGGGAACTCCGCCTCAGCGGGGACCGCGCGCTACCCAGCCGCGCTCGTGCACTCCATTGCGATGGATCAGCCCTACTCCAAGTCGCTGCAGGACGTTCGCGACCTGGAGGCACAAGACGGGCGGAACTCACCTAACAGCACCCTCGCGGGCACGTTAGGTGGTGCGGTAACTACCGGTATCGCCACAGGAGGTTCAGGGTTCGCCCGTCTCGCGGCGCAAGGTGCCGCCCAAGGCGGTATCTCAGGACTAACCGAGGGCGGCGAGAACCCACTACAAGATGCTGCACTCGGCGCTGGACTGGGTGCCTTTGGTGGCGGTTCTGCTGCGGCCTTGAACAAAGGCGCGCAGCTTGCACGCACAGCCCTTGGTAAGAACCCAATGGTACAAGATGCCATGCGGTACTCCATGGCCGCCAAGGAACACCGCACCTTGGTGAAGTTAGCCGATAAGACGGGGCTTTCACCTGAGGATGCACGGCGCGCCGTCGAGCTGAAGCTTCCATTAGGTCTGACCGGCAAGGACGCCAAGCTGGTTCAGTCCCTTCGTGGACAACAACAAGCAGCAACCACCATCGAGAGCAAGATCGCCAATCAGGAGTGGCAGCCGGCCTCAAGAGCGGCCTTGCCCGGTGTGGTTGATGCGGCCAAGGCGCTTGCCGGGCAAGCCGTTCGGGTCGGTGGTGGGTATGGAGCTGGGTATGGAGCTGGTTTAGTTACCGGTATGGATCCGAATGCGACCGGTTTGGGTGGCGCGCTGATTATGGGCGGACATGAGTTTACTAAGGGTAAAGCTAACTTGGCTATCCAAGCCGCGCAGTCCGCGGCTACGATCCTGCCGAAAGCAGGTGTGCGCAATCTGGGCAATGCGGGTCGTGGTGCTCTCGCGGCGGCGGTGCCGGTCAGAGATGCGGCTCAATCCGGCGCGCCTGCTTCGTCTGAGCTTGACCAATACAAGGCACCGGCTTCCGACGAGCTGGAGCAGTACCGCGTGAAGGACGAGAAACCTTCTTCAGACGAACTGGAGCAGTACCGTGTCCGCTGAACATGGACTTCCATTCGGCTTTGGTGATGCTGCAGATCCTGCTGAACAGGCTGGCGAAGAATATCGGCCACACGATGGGAACGAAGAACGACAGCACCAACAAGGCGAACCACTGCTCGCCCCAGGTCTTGCCGATTGGTTGCTTGGTTTCGATGTCTTTCCGGACGGAACCGATCAGCATCCCCATAGCTGTGCAGGTCGCCAAGAACTCAGGTGTGGTCAGTTTGTTCATAGGTTGCTCCGTTGTTAGGCTATTGTATCATACTTAGCCGACCAAGTGTCAACTAAGTTGTAACCAAGAAGGATATGTAAATGACGATCAGCATCAGTCCAGTCTTCGCAAGTGGCACCCAGTTCGACGTGCTCGGCAAGCCCTTGGCTGGAGGAAAGCTGTACGCCTACGAAGGTGGCTCATCTTCCCTCCTGAAGGCGACGTACACGAACAACTCCGGTGTGGCGGTCCAGAACACCAACCCGATCGTGTTGAACTCCGCCGGCAAGCTTGGCACCAGCGTGTGGCTGCTCGCCGGTCAGACCTACGACCTGGTCTTGACCTCCTCGACCGGTGCCGTCATCGAGACCTACTCCTACGTCGAGGGTCTGGTCACCGCCAGTCAAGTCACCGCGATGATCGCCGCAGGCAGCGGTGCGTACCTGCCCCTGACGGGTGGTGCGGTAACCGGCTCCATCTCCATCAGTGGCACGTTGTCCGCCGGGGCGACTACCCTGTCGTCGACCTTGTCCGTCACCGGCGCATCAACCCTGCACGCCGTGACCGCCACCTCGGTGACCGCCACGTTGAACGCGGCTTCAGCTCGCATCCAAGCCGTCGCGACACCTACGGTTTCAACCGACGCCGCCACCAAGGGCTACGTAGACACCACCATCGCAACGGGCAGTCGCCCCGCCGGCTTCGTGGATATGTACGCCGGCGCCACCGCACCTACCGGCTGGCTGCTCTGTGACGGCGCCTCGGTCTCGACGACGACCTATGCTGCGCTGTTCACCGCGATCGGCTACACCTATGGCGGTGCATCCGGCTCGTTCAACCTACCCGACCTACGTGGTCAGTTCCTACGGGGTCTTGACAACGGGCGGGGTCTTGACCCAGGTCGCACGCTTGGCTCAGCGCAGACAGACGCCTTCAAGTCGCACAACCACACCATCAACGCCGACAACGGCGGGTTCAATGCGGGTACCATTACAGTGTCCGGCACGGACCGCTCCATGGTCTACACCCCGCCGACGAGCTTCACCGGCGGCACCGAGACGCGACCTGTCAACGTAGCAATCAATTTTGTCATCAAGACGTAAAGGAACAACATGGCTACCGTACTCCTTTCGCCGATCTTCAACATCCCTACCTTCCTGGACACGGCGGGCAAGCCCCTGTCCGGTGGCTTGATCTACACCTACGTCGGTGGGTCGAGCGGCACCCTGCTTGAAACCTACACCTCCGCCTCAGGTACGGTCCAGAACACCAACCCCCTGGTCCTGAACTCCGCCGGTCAGCTCAGCACCAGTATCTGGCTCATCAGCGGCGACACGTACAACCTGGTGCTGACGAGTTCAGACGGCACGGTCCTGAAGTCCTTCGACGGGGTGACGGGTGTAGGCGCATCTACCTCAGGTGGTTCCACGACGACCTCCGCGGTGTGGGCATCCATCGGGACGGGCACGTTCCTGACGACGACGTCCTTCCTGGTACCGGGGAACCAGACCACCGCCTTGGCGGTCGGCAACCGAGTTCGACTGACCCAGTCCGGTGCCAAGCTGTACGGCACGGTGTCTGCTATCTCGTACTCCTCGCCGAACAGCACCGTTACGGTCCTCCTCGACGCCGGGGTCTTGACCTCGGGGTTGTCCTTGGTCGAAGGCAGCGCCTTGGTCGCCAATGGAGTGACCGTAGATGCGGGTGCGGTCTCTTGGTTCGATGGACTGACCTACTCCACGGCGAACACGTTGGGCGCCAAGGTAACGTCGATCAACACCACCTTGACGTCGTCCATCGCCACCACCGAGGCTAAGCGAGCCAGAGCCGCCTTGGTCCAGACCGCTACAGGAACGGGCACCTATGTGCTGACGCCTACACCCGCCATCTCCGCCTATGGAACCGACGGGGTCTGGTCGGTGAAGTTCGTCGGTGCCGGGACCGCACCCTGCACGTTGAACATCTCCGGTCTGGGAGCACTCGCCCTGAAGGCATACAGCTCAGCCGGTGCAAAGTACAGCATCAGTATCCCAGCCGGACTGACTACACCTGTGCTCTACGACGGGACGGATCTCATCGTGTGCAGCCCACCTCCGTCGGCGACCTCCCTGCCACCTCGAGGAACCGCGGTGTTCACCTCAAACTCCTCATGGACCTGCCCATCGAACGTGACTACGGTCAAGGTAACCTCAGTTGGTGGAGGTGGTGGTGGAGGTGGTGGCTACACCTGGACCGACGGCGATGGGTACAACCACGACCAGCCGGGTGGCGCAGGTGGCGCAGGCACTACCACGTGGACGTACGTCACAGTTGTACCAGGCACCTCCTACCCGGTCTCCATCGGCTCGATGGGTGGTGGTGGAACGTCCTCGGGTGGTACGGGAACCGCGGGTGGCACGACCTCGTTCGGCATTACCTTGTCGTCGGCTACCGGTGGTCAGCCGGGCACGGGTGCGTCGTTCAGTGCAGGTACAGCCGGCACGCCGGGCAGCTCAGGCACCGGGCTTGTCCTCGTCGGCACAACTCGCTCGATGATGGGCGCCTACGGGGCTGGTGGTGCAGGTGGCTCAGGTGGGACCGGACCGGCGGGTAGCAGCGGCGGTGCCGGTCTCTGCGTCGTGGAGTACTGATGAGCACCTTACCGGTCAATATCCCCATCGCCGACAAGCGCGGGCTGGTCCCACGGGAGTGGCTCGCCTTGATGGCGCAGTGGAACAAGAACGCATCGATCTTGAACGGCTCAGGGTTCGTCACGACCGAGGGCACCGTGGACCTCAACGTCGGGCTCTTGGCGAACCGCCCTGCGCTGTCCGTTGGATCTATCTACCTCAGCACGGACAGCGGCGAGGTCTACATCGGGACATCGTCCGGTTGGTTGAACCTCAGCCCCGAACTCACGGGCGACGTCACTAAAACGGCGAACTCCTCAGTAACCTCCTTGGCGTCGGTGTTCCCGTTGCCCGGGACGTATGGCACCACCAGTCAGACCCCTGTCTTGACCATCGACGCCCAAGGTCGAGTAACGAACCTGACCTTGGAGCCGGTAACGGCAACGGTCCTGCCCAGCGGTGGTATCGGTGCCTTGCAGTTCAACAACTCCGGAGTTACCGGTGGTGCGTCGATCTACTTCGACCCCATCGGTGGTGGACTGACCTTCACCTCACCTGCACCGACGAGAGAGGCACTCAGCCCCTTGACGACGAAAGGTGACATCTTTGTCCGGTCTGGGACGGCAAGCACGAGACTGCCCGTCGGCACAGCCAACCAGGTCTTGACTGCAGACAGCACGGCTACTACAGGTCTTGTCTGGGCCAGCAACCGCGTAGTCGACATCCCATGGCAGTACAACGTAACCACGATCTTCCCTTTACTCATCGTGCCCGCAGGCGTATTCGTAAAGGTCATCACCACCTACGTGGATGTCGCCTTGAATGGGACCGGAGCTACGATGACCATCGGCGACACAGCTGATAACTCCTCGCTTCAAACTAACATAGATCCGTATGAGGCGTGTGGCTATCAAAGCACCAGCGGACTTAAATATGTGGTAGACACGCAGGTGTCGCTCTACATCAACCCCGGCTCGTCTACACAGGGCTCAGGTCTAATAAGCATTGAGTTGCAACAACGATGACTTATTTCTTCGGCCTACCAAACACTGCACGTTCCTCAGCGGAGAGACTTGCGATGGCTCGTCTCTGGCTTGCCGCCTTCTTGGCTTTGACTTCTGGTCTGTTCTGGGCGGCTTTCTTGCGAGCTCTTACCTCAGGGTCAGCATTTCTTGCAGTTCGCTTAGCAAGAACCTTAGATCTCCATTCAGGATCTGCCCAATATGCCTTCGACTTGTCGCCAATGAGCTGCTTCGCTCTCGGTCCGAGAGATGAACCACCCGTACCACCTGTCGTCAGATTGTACAAAGAACCAGTGCCAAGATCTTCCCGACCAAAGAACTCCACCAACCACTCCTCCGCGTTGAAGGCTTGTTCTTCAGATGACATCGGAAACCACTCCAGTCTAAAGGCATTTGGATCTTTAAGAAGTTCTTGCGCTAATTTAGTCAGTTTACGTCGTCCTAAAGTGTGCGATCGCGCTCGCTTTGATGAACCTTTACCGACGTAAATAGGGACTTCGTTTCTGTACCAGATGTATGTTCCACTTGTCATAACATGATTGTATCACAGTTCCACACCCCCAAGGAGTTTATTTCATGATCAAGCACTTGTTCGCCGATCTCATCGGTACCACGCTCTCGTACTTCCGTATCGGCAAGACGGGTCCTCGTCTCAAGGATAACTCCGGTGCCCTCGAGGTCCGGAACTCCGGAGACACCGCCGACGTAGCGGTCACCGCCGACCAGTTCAAGGCCTCGAGTGACACAGGTCTCGTCATCAACAGCGACGCGACAGAAGCGGGTGCGGACTGGAAGCTGAACATCGCCCGTCCAGCTACGGGCATGACGGCGGACTGGACGCTGACCCTGCCGACCTCAGGTGGCTCACCGAACCAGGTCCTCAAGACCGACGGCTCAGGCAACACCTCCTGGATCGACACCGCCTCAGGTGCCACGGATATCACGGATACGACTACCATCGCCTTCGGCGCCTCGTCTCCAGTCACGATGTTCACGCTGCCGGCTAACGCGGTGATCTTGAACGTAAACTGCATCGTCGACACGGTGTTTGACGGGACCGCCACGGTCACCGTCGGCATCACGGGTGACACGGCCAAGTACATGGGCGCCGGTGACAACTCCCTGCAGGAACTCGCGGTGTGGCAGACAAACCCGGGTCTCCTGCCCGACGGCTCACCTGAGGCACTCATCGCCACGTACTCCGCGGGTGGCGCAACGGTCGGCTCAGCACGCCTGCTCGTCAACTACAGCATCCCAAGCTAACATCCCCTTTGCATAAATAGGACATCGCTGGAGGACCGCAATGGTCCTCCTGTCCTAACTAAAGGGGCTGCGTTGAAGAACTTTATTCCTGTACAGCGGGGCACCAAGAGCGCCCAGTTCAGCATCGGTACGATCAATCTCGATGCCACCGCTGCGGCTGCACCGTACTCCCTGAAGCTGCCCGTAAACGCGGGCACCGCGGGGTACTCGCTCATCACCGACGGTTCGGGCAACTTGTCGTGGGCCGCACCTGGCTCGGTTGGCGCCGCGGCACCGGACAAGGCGGTCCAGTTCAACAACAGCGGGGTGCTTGCCGGAGATGCAGGCTTTACGTGGGACGTTAGCGCACAGAAGCTCCAGGTGCTTGGCGCGATAACTTCACTCGGTGGACCTAGCTCCTGGGAGCTTAGTGGTTACGGCGGGACCGGTGACAGCACGACCCCGAGCAATGGTCAAGACCTCACGATCAAAGGCGGCGGTACGACGAACACGTCTACTGGACACGTCGCTCAGGGTGCTTACTTTCAGGTTGGCAGCGCGAACGACGATGGCACTACCGCGTATGGTGGTGGGTTCAACGCTTCGACCGGTGGTGGAGACATCAGTGGATCGATGGCGTTTCTTGTGCCAAGTGGCCAGGTAACGGGTAACATTTACTTTGACGTAGCCGGTGCATCGACTGGGGGTAGTACCGGCAGCATTGGGTTCATCACTGGACCATCCGTCTCGACCGGTGATGCGACGATTGCGTTCGCCCCCGGTGGATCCACACAACTTCAACTGAACCCGAATGGCTCATTCGGCGTGGGTCCGGCTGTCGACACGGGCACCGCCGGCCAGGTGCTGACCTCGCAGGGACCCAGCGCGTCGCCGATATGGAGTTCGGCTGGAGGTGGACTTACGCCCCGCCAGGTCTCTAAATACTCAGCACTGAGGGCGTTCTAATGCTATTCCTAACAACAACATCTGAGACACTCTCACTCGTCACCACCGGGACCGTCGACTGGGCCGTGACCTGGGTCGACATGACCGATGCGGGTGCACTTGCTGGTTCCGACCAAGGCAGTTCGAGCGGCACCTTCACCATCGTGGCATCTCCTGCTGCCGCTACACAGCGCCAGGTCAAGGTGATCTCGGTGGTCAGTACCGGCGGCACCATTACGGCCCAAGTCAAGAAAGGCACAGTTGTCCTGACCTCGACGGTGACCCTGCAGGACGGCTACCGCCTGTCCTACCTCGACACGGTGGGTTGGCAGGTCTTCAAGGCCGATGGCTCGGTCCTTGGCTCAGGAGGAGGTGGCGGATCTGTATCTCCACTGACCACGAAGGGCGACCTCTACACCTACTCCTCGGCTGATGCACGACTGCCGGTTGGCACGAACGGCCAGGTCCTGAAGGCGGACAGCACCGCATCGACTGGCTTGGTGTGGGCTGCTGCTCCCGATGGCAAGCAGACGCCTACCTACATCCCAGCGGGTGAGACCTTTACGGTGCAGCCAAACAGTCAGGTACTGTACGTGGAGAACATCGCGGTTGATGGCAGCCTCGTGCTTGACGGGGACCTCATCAATGTGGCATCGACACCAGCCTTCGCAGGTGGAACAGACACGCAGCTACAGTACAACAATGGCACAGCATTTGGTGGGACTAACGGTCTTACCTGGAACAACAGTACACCTTCGTTGGGCGTCTTCGGCAGCACAATCAAGCAAGCTACCGACAGCATCACGTACAATCCATCGGTCATCTGGTCACTTGGTAATACGACAACTGCCAATCGGTTTGACCTAATCCTGGAAGGCGCTACCTACACTGACAACAACCGTCAAGGTGGTAGGCTTACACTGGGTGGTGACAGTTCGCCAGGTGTAGGCGCAGCATTTCTTGTGGCTGGTAAAGGGCTTTATGGAACTAATGGTGCTGCTTGCACTATTAGCGGTGGTGATGCTCAAGGATCCGGGACACCCGGCACACTTTACCTACAGAGCGGTCGGAATGACTATGGGGTGCGTGGAACTGTAGAGCTTTATGGTAATGAAGTCAAGATCAAGACCGGGGCTGGCTTTGAATACACCATCTTTACACAGTACGGCAGTTACAACCTGTTTGACCCGCTAACGATCACCTATTCAACCGGCACCTCGGGGCAGGTCTTGACCTCTCGTGGTAGTACACTGACCCCGCTCTGGACCGATCCGTCGGGCGTAACGTCGTTCAACACCCGGACCGGTGCAGTTACCCTGTCGAGCACCGATATCACCACCGCGCTTGGGTTTACACCTACCTCGGTTGCCGGCAGTACCACTCAGATCCAGTACAACCTGGCCGGCGTGAGCGCGGCTTCTGCCGCGCTCACCTTCGTCGACACGCCCGGATCAAGCACCGCTGACCTGACCTTGGGCTCCGGCGGCTACACCTCGACCTTGACGTTCAACGCCGCCACGGTGCTGACCGCCTACCCAAGCGGCAGCATTCGCCTCCAGTCCAGCCGAGCGCTGGACTTCTTGGGCGGCACCGGGGTGATGGACACCCGGGCGGGTGGACAGTTCTACGCCTCATCCGGTGACACGGTTTACACCCCGACCGGAGAGACCGTGCCTGGTGGCAGCATCGATATCGCCGGCTCCGACGTCACGACCGCGTACCAGTCCACAGGAAACGTGTCGATCAGCACCGGGGTCTTGCCGACGGGTATCGCCGGTGGGTACGTATCGGGTGCGACCATCACGGCTGAGGCGCTGACGAACACCTCATCGGTCATGACCGGTGGTCGGGTAGTACTCGATGGCGCAAGCACGTCAGTCACGCCGAACAGACTAACCGTAGGTCCAGACGGTTTGAAGTACAACGGGGCACAGCTCGTCGAGAGCTTCAACACCCGTGTTGGTGCGGTTACGTTGACGTCAGGTGACGTGACGACTGCGCTTGGCTTTACACCGGGTGCAGTCACCTCAGTCGCCGCTTCAGTTCCTGCGTTCCTCTCGGTCACCGGCTCACCCATCACCACGAGTGGAACGTTAGCCATTACCCTGTCGGGCACGGCACTACCCGTCGCCAACGGCGGCACGGGACAGACCACTGCTACGGCCGCATTTGATGGGCTTGCACCGGCACAGACCGGCAACTCCGGCAAGTACCTGACCACGAATGGCACGACTACCTCTTGGGGCACGGTATCGGCTGGTACGCCGGCGGGATCGAACACACAAGTACAGTTCAACTCAAGCGGTGCGTTTGGCGGATCAAGCAGTCTAACGTACGCAAGCAATAACTTGCGAGTAGGCAACAGCGGCACCGATGGATCACTACAACTTGGGACCTACGGTACATATGTTGCCGCCGTAGGACGCGTGTTGAGACTGTTAACGGCCGCCGCGACCGGCGGCGCGACCTTGGCGGGGAACATAGAGGGAATAGCCGGTAACTACGTCGGAACAGACACCGCATATGGTTCAATATTCCACGCTGAAGGTGGAACAATTTACGGCGGTGGCAATACCTACTTTAACTCCGGCGACTACTACTCCGGAGGCACGACTACCTACGGTGGCCGCTTCTTTGCGCAAGGAGCAAGCTCTTCTGGTGCCGGTTCAGTTCGGATATCCACCGCCGGGACCGATAGGCTACGTATTGGACCAAACGGTGAGTTCCAGTTAGGGTCGGGTTGGGCAGCCGGTTCATCTGGCCAAACGCTCACGTCAAGCGGCTCAAGCACTGCGCCTACCTGGGCCTACCCAGCCCCAGTCTACACCCTCACCACGCTGCCCACACCGGTAGCTGGCTTGATGATCACCGTCTCTAACGCCAACTCAGGTGCTGGAGCTCTCTGCTACTCCGACGGCTCTACCTGGAAAGACGCCGGTACCCACGCAACCGTAGCCTAAGGAAACCAAATGACTACACCAGCATCACTTGTCTTCAACGAAGGCACCGACACCCCCGCTACACCGACGTCGGGTCACTTGACCGTCTTCGCCAAGAGCGACAACACCCTAAACATCCTGGACAGCACGGGAACGGTCTCTGCACTTTCAACCGGGTCCGGACTACCAAGTCAGGCCGGGCAAGGCGGTAAATACCTGACTACCGACGGCACCAGCGCGTTATGGAACACCGTGGCCGTGTCGCCCGGTGGATCTGACGGGGTCATTCAGGTAAACAACGGGGGTACATTTGGTGGTCAAGGAGCATTTCGTGTAAACTTTGGCGGCTCGACCACGAACGTGCAGATCGGCGGACCTACTGGTGTTCGAGGATTGCTGACACTGAAGGACAGCAGCCAGAACGACGTATTTCAACTGTTCGGCGATGACACGAACCAACCAGTCATCGGCATCGCGGGGGTGCTACGCATTCAAGATAACGTCTTTGGCAGCACGGTGTACGCCACCATCAACCGGGCCTCATCTGCATCTGCAGCCACCGACTTGGTTCGCAAGTCCGATCTTGATGCACTCGTCCTGCCACCTGCAACACTCACAACCCTGCCTACGGGCACAGTGGTTGGTCAGATCTGCGTGGTAACCGATGCAACCGCCGGCCCGGTCCCTACGGTCTGGAACGGCACAAACTGGATCGATCCGCGTAGCAATGCGGCCGTCGCCTAAAGGAGCACGAACATGGCACTACAGCACAGCGTAACCCTACCAAGCGGTCTCGTTATCGAGAACGCCTACATCAACGTAGGCCAGTTTGAGGGCAACAAGGCGCAAGTGGCCTTCCGGGTAAATACATACCCTACGATGGCTCTTCGTGAGGAGGGCAAGCCGCCCATCAACGCGAAGATGTACCAGGCTACCGTCAGTCTCACCGAGCCCCTCTTGACTGGCATCTACACCTATCTCAAGTCGTTGCCCGAATTCGCCACCGCCCAAGACTGCTAACAGGAGGAAGACATGCAGGACAATGAACAGTACGACAAGATTATCGTGTTGCTCGAGGCGGCAAATGTTGCCCGCAAGGAGCGTGACCAACGTGCCGATGTAAACATGTCCCACCTGCAGGAGGACCTCCACACGGTAGTTGACACGGTGAGTGGCATCAAGGTGTACTTCACCGGGCTCGACCCATCTAAACACATCATCGACCACATTCGAATGGTCGACCTTCTGCAGATGCAGAAGGACATCGAGAAAGTAACACGTATGTTAGAACAAGCTGACCTCGTCGGTCTACACAAGGACTTCAAGTCCCTTGAAGCTCGGCTCACCACCATCGAGGGCGACAAGTCCTTCCTCAAGGGCGGCTGGGCTATGGTCGCTCTGTTGGGCTCGCTCCTAATGGGTGCAGTATCCATCTACAAGACATTCCATGGTTAAGCTCTACGCCGCCCTCATCCTCGCCGCACTTGTAGCCGCTGCTATGTGGTACGTGCACCACCTGAAGGCGGAGGCTGAGGATCTGACCACGAAGGTGGCAGCCATTACCGTGGAGCGTGACACCGCCCTGGCTCAGGTCAAGGAGATCACCTCAGCCCGTGACGAGGTTGCGAAGAAGCAGGCACAAGCTGAGACCGCAACGGCTCAGGTCAAGGCGGAGCTCAGCAAGGCGCGCGCTCGTGTCCAGTACGTGACCATCCCGAGTGAGTGCCCGGCTAAGCTGGACTGGCTGTTTGATGAGATCGGCAAATGAGACATTTCCTGTACTGCATCGCCTTCGCCGTAGGTTTGGCATCTTGTGCCACTGCTCCGCCTGCCGAGGTCCGGATCATCAAGCCACCGGTCCCACCGGTCATCGAGCTACCCGAGAAGCCAACCTTCCCGAAGGACGCGGCGACGGACCAGAAGCTGCGCAGCTTGGTGGACTACGTGCTCGTTCTACGGGCCAGGCTTGAACAAGCGCTCAGCGCGCTGGACGTGTACCGTTAGAACGGCGTGCGGTCGGCGGACATCTCACGCAGACGACGCATGCTGTACCCGCGGTGGAGGTTCACTGGGCCGTCTCGTTCAACGTCCTTCGCCACGAAGAACTCACGACCGCCGCGGTAGCCGTCCGTCGTCACGCCGTTGATGGTGACCGTGCACGGGTTGAATATCGCGAACCCATCGTAGTCTTGGTCGGAGCCGGAGATCCACGTTGCTTTCTGGATTTGACTGCAGAGGTTGGTACCCATCGTGATGACCTGCTGTGCAAGCAGTTGCTCACGTGCGACCTTGGCGCGACGAGAAACCGCGGCCTTCATGGCGCCGGTGACCGGGCGATCCTCCTTGGGCAGCAGGTTGTTCAGGGCGGTGTTCAACTTGCGAGCCTCCTTGAGGTACTGCGTACGTGCTGTATTCAAGGGATCGATTTCGCTCTTCAAAGCGCGGCTCTTGCCGCCGGAGATGATGTGGAAGCAGGCGTTATACGCCGTGGCTACCTCGTTGCAGGCGGCGTACTCTTCTGGGGTGTTCGGCTGCCGCTTCGTAACCGCTTGAACATGATCGCGGTGCTTGATGATCGTCTTGCGGAAGGTGCTGAGAGCTTCGGAGAGGGTAGTCATTTGATTTAGTCCTTTAGTTCAGCTAAGGTGTTTAGCTGATAGGATCATTATATCACCTCGAAGCGGGATGTACACCGTTTGTTTGTAACTTGTTTAGTCCTCGACGGAGTTGTAACCAAGCTCGATCTGCAGGTTCGGTTCAGCAAGCTCGAGCTCGGTGATGATGCATGCACGCGCAAGCTCTCGACTGAGGATCCGTCGTCGTCGGTTGCTCCGGATCTTGTCTCGGCTGAGGATCGTCACGTGCTGCTGCCAGCCGGGGCTGACCTCGAAGTACACCAAGGACTGGTCGACGTAGTTCGTCGCCACGCCTTTCTGGTGCCTCACACGGTGCAGCTCCTCGACGTCGAAGCCCTCGAATAGATTAGTGGCGTAAACGCCCAACTTGCCGAGGTACCACATCACGCCGCCTCATAGAGCCGCATCAGGTGATGGTAGTCCTCGAGGTGTGCATCGGCCCACGCGAGGTGGAGCTCGGCGATCTTTTCGTTGATGTACGAGATATGATCATGGACGGCATCCAGATCAGCCATAGACCAGTCACCATCGAGCCCAGTTAAGGTGATGACTATGTCTTCAGGTTGAACTGGAGATCCGGGAAGGATGCCTTTGCTCTCGAGGTAGGCCACCTGAGAGGAGCGCGGAAGTAGGCTGAACTGCCTCATTGAAAGATGCATAGAAACTCCCTTGGGGTCTTAGCGCCCCGTATTGCCAGCAAAGGTAACTGGTGGTCTATTTACGACCCCGAGGTGCTGCTGTTCACCTACCAGGAGGGATTGTTTTTCCTCGGCGCTGACCTGGCTGGACCTAAACGTCGCGTGCCTCTCGCGCTCGACCTGTTCGTCGAACACCGAGTGCAGGCGGGTCAGGATCGTGTCGCGGCAGTCGGGCAGTGCCAGCGCGACCTGCAGGAGGTTCAGGATCTGTTTATTCGTCATGGCGGTCTCAGATCAAGGTTTCAAGCAGGGCGCCGAACTCAGGAGCTTGTGCGAGCTCCTCGACAAGTTGTCGCATCTGATAACAGAACTCGGCGGCGTGTTCTTGGTCGTCCTCGTCCTCCAGCTCGAACGGGATCGCGTCGAGTTCTTCCTGCAGCTCGGTCATGTCCTCGAGGAACTTGATCATAAACGAAGGAAGGACGTCGGTCTTTACCGGCTTGAACCCCTTGCCGTCGATCTGGTACCTCTCGGTGTAGATGAACAACTCGGTGCTGTTCAGTACCACTTCGATCAGCTGATCGTGATGTTCAACCTCGAGGAAGGCGCAGCAGGACATGCCGGGGTGGAAGGTGTCGTCTTGAATATCGATGTTCACGTTGGTTCCTTTAGGAGTTGATGGTTCATTATATCACGGTCGTACGAGATGTACATACTCGTGTGTGTAAAGATCTGTAACTTATGCGTCGGCCGGGTCGTCCTCGCACTCGCCGTACAGGCAGATGTACTTCGTGGTGATGCGGGGCTTGTACTCCGCCTTGATCTGGTCCACGAACTCGTCGAACAACTCCTCGTTGTCCTTCATGAGCCGCAGACCCACTTGGTAGATCAGCTGGCCTTTGGAGAGTACGTATCCGCTATCGGTCTTCAACATGATTGGTTCCGTTTGGTTAGTCAACTGAGGTATTCAGCTGATGGTTCATTATAACAACCCTTGAAAGGATGTACAACACAAAGTTGTAACATCCTTCGGAGTTGTAACTACTCGAACAGCTCGAGCGCTTCGTTGAGCGCAACCTTCATCAAGGCGGTATGCCGAGCTTGCTCGGCCTCCATGACGGCCTTAGAGAGCTCGCAGACGAACCCGATCGGGTCGGTGCAGACCTGGCCGGTCCGGCCCCACGGGTGTAGCTTCTTAAGGTCGAACGACAGGTCGTTCTGGTCTTCCCACCTGTACTCGACATAGATGTCGAACATATTGACTGCTTGCGAGCTTATCCTTGGTTTACCAAACAACCTGAACGTACGGTGCTGCATGAGCTTGGCCCGCTTGGGGGTCTGGTCGTAGATCCCGGCGTGTACGACCAGGTCCTTGAAGTCGTCTTGCTCGATCCAGACGATGTCTTGACCCGGCGTCGGCTTGAAAAGCGCGGAGGTGAGGCCTATGTGAATGTACTGGGAGGGGATGTGCATGATCTTCCTTTAGGTTAGGCGGCTGAGGTTCAGCAGCTAAAGCCATTATATCACATCCTTCGGGAATGTACATACCTTCGATTGTAAAGAAATGTAAACATGTCGGCAAGCCGTTAGCCTATTCTGTTGGCGTCTCACCACGGTTGGCAGCCTTTGTTGGCCATGCAGATGGGTTAGCTTCCCACTCCAAATACGAGGTGCGGAACTCGTCGTATGGCATTGTCTTGTAGCCGAACCACCACCATGAAATCGTGTTCAGGTAGTGGTAGTAGGACTGTCTGCATCGATTTTCACGTTTATGACCATCGCGTTCTTCGATGGTCATATGTTGTTCGCGTGTCATGATATGTTCCTTTGATGTAGCTTCAACAATACAGCCTCGTCGAGGTGTGGTCCGTTATCCGGGTGGATCCTGGGGAAGTCCCCGAAGATCCGGTGCCCGTACGATGCATATCTATCTATCGCCAAGCACCAGGTGTGGCCGAGGCACTCGCAACGCGAGCACCAAGGTCGTTCGTTGATGTGGGGCCCGTGCGGTAGGTCAGACTTGTTCACGAACTATGGCGTCCAAGCGTTCATCAAAGATGCTCTTGGTCCAGGCGTGGTTTAAGATCGCGGTTCGTTGCTCATCGGCGTAGTTCTGAAGTTCAAGATCCGACAACTCCTCGGCGAAGCGTGGTTCGATCCCAAGGGCGAGGAGGTCCTTATCGGATCCGTGGATCGTGCATCCTTGAAGTGCGGAATAGATGTATCGAATACGAAACCAACCTGACCCGGCCGTGCCGTATTCAGGACAGAGGATCGACCAGTGCTTGCCGCATTCGTTAAACACATCCAGTTCGCTGTCTAACTTAACCGAGCCGGGTATCGCGGTACAGCCGAAATAACTCACCGGCCAAGTCAGTTTGTTCCGCTTTACCCAGGACCGAAAGTCGCCGAGCGAGGCGAGCATGTGCGTGCGGGACTTGGTGCTCGTGTTTTGGGCGGTGATCCCGTACCCATCCAGCACGTACGGCGTCAGATCCATGTTGAACACGTTGTTCGTCCCCAGCACTCGATGTAGGATCGACTTGTCGCCCCAATCAAACGCCGGGACCATGCATGGGTAGGCGCCGGCAAGTACCTCGCCCACCACGTGTTCAATAACCTCCGGGTCAAACTTAGCGTGATCGGTACCTCCGTAGAACCTTGACCCGTTAGACCAGACCTTCTGAGCCATCTGAGCGATCTGCCCGCGGGCCTTTAGTAAACCACCCATCGTGCTTTCGATCTTCCAGTCCTCATGTAGCACGAGCACCTTCGGCGCCGCGCCGATCGCGTACAACGCGTTCATGATCTCACCGGAATAGTTCATGGACCCGAACTGGCCGAGCCCGACGATAACGAGATCAAACTCGGTCAGATCCTCACCGTGCGTGACCGACCTACAGGTCACGACGTGACCGAGCTTGCGAAGAGACCCACGTATGATCGACGGGTCGTTGATGCGGTCCAGGGCGCGAGATGAAATCGTCTCCTTGGTCTGACGACCGGTAGATCCTGTAAAGAGGATGTTCATTTCGTGGTCCTATCCGGCACAACCGCCGTACCGATCCGGCGCGTCTCGTCGATGACGGCCATGTGCGCTCGATATTCCTCCTCGGTCATCGGGCGAGGAGGAATAGGTAGGTTCGTGCAGGCGCTCATATCAAGGTCCTCAGGATCGCCAATGCTTGTTGTTCAAACAAGCGCTTAGCCTGCGAGTACTCGCCGAGCAGCTTGTCCGCGCGCCGGACCCGAACATCGGTCTCTTCACCTTGATTGATGAGCTGCTCGAGCAGGTCCAGCCTGTCCTGCAGAGCTGTTCCGTCGACCTTGATCATCGGGTGTACCTGCGAGCTCATGCCTGCACCTTCAGGTTGTACATGTGGTAGATGTCCGCCAGGACTTGTGCATGCGAGCCGAGCTCCTCCTCGTCGTATGGGATGCCGCCGAGCAGAACACTGTCGAGCCCGTTCTTGCCGTTGTGCTGAAACAACCAGCTCGACCCGATGGGCACGTTCGGCGCCACGTCCTTGGGAACGTACCCGTAGCCGCGCTTGGTTCGGTTCGAGTAGAACTCCCAGGAGATCTTGCCCGCGGTGGTCTTCGAGATCACCTTGCCGGCGACGATCGTCACCCGGGACTTGGCTTCGTCGGGCGTCAGGTGCCGAAGATGCTCGATCTCACCGGTCTCGAGGTACTCCAGAAACCAGCCGGGGAATGCCTCCTCGTTGAACGCGTGCGGCTTGGCTTCGGCTACCTTGATGTCGGCTAACTTGATCTGCTCGGTCTGGACCGGGTCCGGCTTGCCGTGGCGGCGGACCAGCTCCATCTTAGGGGTCCGTCGGGCATTGGGTGACCCGGTGTTCAGAAACTGATCGATGGCGCGGTTTGCTACCAGCAGGGTCTTGGCGTACGAGCAGATCGCGTTCGCCTCGTCATAAACGGCTTGTAGTCCGTTCAAGTTCTTGTTCGCCTTCATGGAGACGAGGGCGTCGACGATGGAGCCGGAGATGTGTCCGTCCGGGGTCCGGACCTGCTCTTGAGCGAGATGGAGGTCCACGCGTGAGCGCAAGCTGTCCATGATGGGGATGCGACGGGGTGGTGGGTTGATGTTACGCTTAGTCATGTTGGTTCCTTGTGGGTTACGTCAGCTCGATTGAACTAACAATGATATAGTATCACATCGGGAGACAAATGTACAACAGAACGTGCGTTCACGAATGTAAAGTTCTGTAAACGAATGTAAACAAATGTAAACTTGGTGTACAAAGCTCTCTGGATAGATTACAATGATAATGCTTATCAATCAACCAAGGACTACCATGAACGTGCACAGTTTGAACAAGTCACTGCAAGAGGCGGCTCGCAACCCGGCCCTCGTCTTCTTGAGCAAGAGCGACCAGATGTGGGTGACCACCATCGCGCGCCGGGTACAAAAGCGCATCGATGCGCAGGAAAGGGCGCTTGAGGCGCAGATCGCCGCCATCAACGAGATCTGCAAGTGATCAGCGTAAACCTGTTCAATCCCGGGTACTGGATTGAAGGTGTCCCGGAGACCGGTGATGCGAAAGGCATACCGGGGCGCTGGGCGTACGACTGGTACATACGCGAGAGCTTTGAGTGCGAGTTCAAGGAGTTCGCGGAACTTGTAGCCCAGCAGACACCTCACGTGTACGCGAAGAAAGAGCTCAGCAAGCTCTGGAACTTCACGTCGGTCAAGCCAGATCCGCCGGTCACGCCCAAGAACGGGCTGGTGATGCGGAACAACAAAGCGGCGTTTGACGGTATGACGGCTCTGGTGCTTGACTTTGACGGCGGTATGACGCTGGACGAGTTCATTCGTGACCACACCTATCTGAGCTATGTGCTACACACGACGTACAGTCACCTCTCCGCACGCAAGCACGGTGCGGACTGCTTTCGGGTGGTCGTCGAGCTCAGCAAGCCCATCCCTTGGGACCTCCTGCTCCCGGCGTCGACTGAGCATGGGTCGATCGTACCGGCGCTGAAGGAGATATGGCCGACGGCGGACGTTACGTGCTTTGAACCGGCGCGTGCTCACTACCTGCCGTCCCTGTCGAGCGACGACCAAGCCTTCAAGGTGCACCATCAGGAAGGTGAGCCGTTTGACTGGTCGTTGCTTGAACTAACGCCGGCCTTGGTGAAGCGAACGTACGTGCAGACACCGGTCGAGTTCGGTGGTTCAGGCAAGATCCTCCTGCACACGATGGACCTTAAGCGCCTGTTCGACGACCAAGGTTGGGTGAAGAGGCACACCGGTGACGCCATCATCGTGGACTGTCCGAACAGCGGTATGCACAGCAGCATCAGCGATGCGACGAAGTTGATGGACATGTCGGGTACTTGGCAGTTCAAGTGCCACCATAGTCACTGCGGCGGCAGCAACTGGGTCAGGCAGTTTCTACTCAAGGAGTTGGGTGAGGACAAGCTACGCCCGTACTGTGAGACACGTATCGAGGGACAGAAACTTGAACTGACTATTAAGGCCGCCGAGGCTGAACTGCCGACGGAGGATGTGAAGTTCGCCGAGACGAGACCGGAGGTGCGCAGCTGGGACGAACTCAGCTCGTCCGATGACCGGCGACGAACGATGGCGCAGGTAACGAACAAGCGGCTTGTAGTTGTGCGCACGCCCGAAGGTTACGGCAAGAGCACGATCATCGTCGGTGACCTGCTGCGGGCGGGTAAGGACGTCTTGTTCTGCTGTTCGAGCAATGCCCAGGCGGACGCCAAGATGGAGGACTTTCAACTCTATGATCCACAGCGCGTGTGGTCTCTCGGAGGGCTGATGTTCAGCCGGTTCGGGTTCAAGCCCGTCACCGCCAAGCAGAACCACCAGTGGGACGCCGTCGAGGTGCTTGAGGATGAGACGCTGGCGTTGATGATGGACAGGTTAAGCATCAACGAGGTCGAGGCGTTTGACCTCTGGACGTCGCTCAAGGAGGACGTCAAGTCCTCGCGCGTGCTGAGGAACAAACTCTGCATCACCACGTTCAGTACCGGCAGCTCACTACAGCGGGTGAAGGTACACCTCGGACGGACCATCGTCGTTGATGACCCGTCCACGAGTGAACTGTTGACGGCTGAGTTCAAGTACATCGATGAGGTGCTTGTACAAGCAGCCACACGCGAGAT